TCGAATAATAAAAGAATGTCAATGTTTAAAGCATTTTTGAAAGATACTAATCAAACAGAAGAAGAGTATAAAGCTAATATAAAAGGAAAATTTAATAATGATGATAATAATATAATTCCAATATGTGTTCCATTAATAAATTATGATAATAATCCATTTATACCAGAAGAAGATAAAACATATAAAATTCTTTCTGAAAAAGAAAAAATGAAAGATAATGAAATACATGATGTAGAAAAAATACAACAAATTATAATATTTGCAAAAGAAAAAAGACAAAAAGAAAAAGAAGAATATATAAAATTAAGACAAGAAAAACTACAACAACAATTCTTTAAAAAACCTATAGATATTAAATAATTTATAAAGTCTATGGATTTCTCATAATTTATGTCAACAACATTTCTTTACACCTTTTAACATTTCAAACGCCAACTTAAAAATAACAAATTAAAAAAAATTGATTTATATTTAATATAAATAAATATATATATATACGTATATAATGGAAGCTGAATTAAACGAAATTAAACAATGTTTATCTATTTTAAGAAAACATCAAGATATAACATATTATGGATTAGAAGCAGACGCAGTTAATATATTAATTTTACTTGCTAAACATAATTATAATGATAATTTTGAGTATGTTTGTCAATGTATAAATAAAACACCAAAACCAAATGAAAGCTATAGAGGTTCAATTTCTTATTTATTGTGTTATATTGATAATGAAAAATATAAACGTAATAATCAATTAACTGGCATATTTAATGATTGGCATATTGAAATATTAAATAAATATAAATAGGTTATTTATTAAAAAATCGGCATTTTAAATGTGCAAAGGTGTAAAAAACCTATAGATATTAAATAATTTATAAATCTATGAATTTCTATTGTATTTTGTGTCAACAACATTTCTTTAAAAAACCTATAGATATTAAATAATTTATAAAGTATCCGGATTCTCCATAATTTATGTCAACAACAATTCTTTAAAAAACCTATAGATATTAAATAATTTATAAAGTCTATGGATTTCTATTGTATTTTGTGTCAACAACATTTCTTTACACCTTTTTACATTTCAAATGCCGATTATAAATATATAAAAACAACATTATATAAATTATATATGAATTTTAAACTCCTACTAAATAAACAAAACTTCACACATATTGAATTAACAAAAAAATTAGATATACTTCAAGATAATAAAAAAGATTTAGTTAATGAACAAAATAAAATGTTAGTTAATATTTATGATGATGAAAAATATGATATGATTATAGATATATTTGAATATATAAATGAATCATATATTCATAATATATATGGTAATTATACATCATATATAACAATATATAATAACATCATAATATGTATTGAAGATGATACTGATTACAATTATTCTAACTTAATTTTTACATACAATAAAAATAATATAAATAATAATGATTTAGAATTATTGTATAATATTTTTAAATTTTTAATTAAATAAAGTATATTTTTACACCTTTTAACATTTAAAACGCCGATTAAAAACTTAATTTTTTTTACTTGTTTTTATCTTTTTCTTACCATCTGTTGTTGATTTACTTTTACTTCTTGTTGATTTACTTTTACTTCTTGGTGATTTACTTTTACTTCTTGTTGATTTACTTTTAGTTCTTGTCATAGTTTTTGTTGGTGTTTTTTGTAAGGATAAAGGAATTATACTTTTAATTTGTTCAATAATTTCTTTTGCAGGTTTTATCATATCAAAAATATAGTGGGTCTTATTAGTAAATATAATTGCGGTATAATTATCAGGATTATGTTTTTTTAATATTTTTATTTCTGCTATTCTTCTATTATTATTAAAGTTGTTTGACCATTCATCGCCTTCTGGTTCTTGTATATTCACAAATGATAAGGTAGGTACAGGTAATTTTAATTTTAAATGTTTGCTAAAAAATGTACTTCTAACAGTATGACACATATCATTTATTAAATACATATCATCTATATTTGTATGTGTGTGTTTCCATCCATCTAACATCTTTCTTAATTTTACATCTGTATTAGGAGTATCATTTATGCCTGATTCATTAAGGGCTTGTAAGCGAAGTTTCATATTATTTGGTGTCCATAAAGAAGAATCTAATAAAATAACGTGAATACATTGTTTTAAATAGAGTTGTGCAAAATATAAAGCAAAATAACAACCAGCACTCCAACCGATAGGAATAAATTTATATTCCTTAATATTATATTTTGATTGTATATCATCATATACCATTTTAATATGTGTATCAGGATTAACATAAGATAAATCAAAATCAATATTAGAATCATAATCAGTATGTCCTTTGTTTTCCATATCATAATAATGCCAAGTATTATTCATCTTATCTTGATAAGTATAAACATCACCTAATTTTTTTAATTTATCTAAAAAATTACTCTTGGTATATTCATTCCAACTTTTTAAATTCGTACCTGCACCTTGAAACATTATAAATAATATTTTTGTCATTTTATTTATATTATATATAGTTGATATTTTATTTTAGTATGCTAAAATCACGCTTACAAAAAACCTATAAATAATAATTAATTTATAAAGTATCCGGATTCCCCATAATTTGTGTCAACAACATTTCTTTAAAAACCCTAAAGATATTAAATAATTTATAAAGTATCCGGATTCCCCATAATTTGTGTCAACAACATTTCTTTAAAAACCCTAAAGATATTAAATAATTTATAAAGTATCCGGATTCCCCATAATTTGTGTTGACACAAACTCTTTCCGGTCGGTCTAATTGTAGTCATCGTAATCATCATTACCGTTTTCATATCCATCATAATCGCCATCATTATAGTCTTCTGTCATACGAGACATATCATAATTTTCGCGGTCAATCTCGTCATCGATTTCTTGCTGTTCCATTAAATCATCCACATAAATATCCATATTTCCATCGTTTACGTTTTTGTTTTTCCCCAACATATTTTCAAGTTTTTGTTTTTTATTATTTTGTTGTTTATCCATCTCAATTTCCTCATCATAATATTCGCCGACATATTTTGTTAAACCCTTTTGCAACCCTTTATTCCAAACTCCAAGTTTATTTATTTTAAGAATCGTATCTGCTTCGCGTTCTTCATCATTTAACTCTTTTAATCTATCTGTAAACGTATCTTTTTCCTTTTCTTTTAATTTAAATATTCTATCCATTATTAATTCGTATGAGGTGTCGACATCCGATTTGTGGTCGCTCATTATCTGAATATACGTTGACAACAATTCGGCAACCTTTTGTTTGAGTTGTTTTTGATTTCCTTGGATTACATTAACGTTAGTTTCAATAGTATTTATATCTAAATTATATACGGTTGAATTCATGACTGAATATGTATTTTCCACACTATACACGTCATCCACATTATTCCTAGTGGTTTTTTCTCTTACAATCATTTTTGTATCTTGCGACAATTCAATATAATTCATACAAACCTTTAAAAATAAGTGTTCGAATAAAAATTTACTGGTTCGTTCATTAAATATGGTCTGTGAGTTTGTAGAAGTAAAACTCTGTAATTCCTGCGATAATTTTAATATATTTAGTGTTGTTTTTTGAATAGTTTGTAATATATTTAACAAAACAGGGTCTTCATGATATTTTATCAATTTTTCAGAATATTCTTTAATTACCTTTTGTATATCGCTATAATGTCTTGAAGATAACACTTTAGCAAAAGGCCAATTTGGCGTCATTATATGTGATGTTTTATTTAATATCATATTAGGAAATGTCACACTTAGATTTTGTATATAAGTTTTTAAAAATTGGACTATATTATATAGTGAATCATTCGAAATTTTGGTCGCATTATCAATTTTTTCGTTATAGCCTTCCCAATCATTTAATGTATTTATAAATTTAGTTATTACACTCATATTTTTCTTTGTAAGGTTTGCGTTTTTGGCAATGTATTCAACCACTTTAATTTTTATACTATTATTTTGTTTAATTAAATAATTATTAATATTTCTAGTTTGTGCAGTATCTTCGTTATTTTTATTAATAAGATTGTGAATTAATTTTTGTAATTCGGGTTCAATTACTTCTTCATTTTCTGTATTAAACGCAGTTAATAAATCATTTAATCTGCTGAATTCTGGAATGTTTTGGGTTGTTATTTCGACATTAATTATATGTTGTCTACTAATCAATTGTATTAATCTTAAAAAATTCTCCGTTGAATATGTTTTACCATCTTGTTTTAATTTACGGATGATTTCAATATTCGAATCTCCGCTATTAATATACTCTGGTTTTACATTACATAAAGGCAATAACAATTTATTAATTGGAACGGGTGTTTTAAAATGACAATATAAAATAAACGCTGTATAAATGGTTTGTTCGCTAAAATCGTTTGAAACCTTTGGATAAATATTTTTTGTATTTATCTTATTTGAAAATAAAAGCCCATTCGATAACTGATGGATTTCATATAATACGTTTGTAAGGTCCTCAACATTATTATTAAAAATCGAAATATCGTCGTTTTTGTTTTTAAAATATTCAATGGTTGTCATTTTAGTATTTTCATTACAACACGCGTTTTCAACATAAGGTCGATTTTCAGATGTTACTAATAATAATTTTTGACTATTAATGACGTGTTGTATTTTTTCTTGTATTGCAAGCGAAAATTTAATAATTTTACTTTCGATGATAAGTGTTTTTTCTCCTTTATTAAAGGATGCCTTTTTATAATCAAATAATGATTGTTTAAATTCTGTTGTGATATTTGCCAAGTTTTTAATTTTGATTTCAACTAATGGTGGTAAGAACTGTTTCCAATTTGTAATTTTATATTCATCACTAATTATTGTGTCTTGATTTTTTAAAAGGTATTCTGTTTTTTCGTTAAATTTACGGACGATATCTGTAAGCGGCAAAAGATAATTATCGATAGCTATTTTTATTAAATTTGCTATTGCGGCTTCCTTCTTTCTTTCAAGAACGTTCCATGGTTTTTTCTTTGATTTTAATTTATATAAAACACACGCTAAATAGTTTACACTTTGTAAATCTCCGGGTCCTTCAAATGGATATCCCTCAAAGGATTTTACGCATCCAGGGAATGTTTTTCTGGTTTTAACTGGAGGGATACTTGTTTGAACGCATATTAAAAACAATCCTACAGTAGTGTATAACATTATAGTATTATATAATTCTTTATATGATGGTATTGGTTTTCCTTTATTCATCGCCTCGTTAAAATCTTTGGTATACGCTTCTTCACTAGTTATTTTTTCTTTAATAACATTGGAAACCACATTTATTATATATTCTGTCTGTGTATCAATATTAACGCCCATAACTAATGACAATTCATTTATAATATTATAAATAAGTGTAAATTCTGGACTATCGAAAATTTTTAAATTTTTATTTGATAGAGTAAGAGTATCACCCGCGGATTGTTGTAAAACATCCCTCGATTTAATGAGAAATCCACTATCAGAATATTCTTCTTCAACCTCAAAATCAATTCTTGTTATAACATACCCGCTATGTTTATCGACCCACGAGTCTCCGTCATCACTTCTCGCGCCGATTTCTTTGATTATTAACTGAAGAGTATTATTATATGAATCTGCAGATTGGAAAAATGCTGTTGCTAATTTAAATAAAAATAAAGGTAATAATTTTACGTTTGTGTTGACACAATATAACCAATGTTCACTTTCTGGTTCAACATTTGGGTCTTCGTCGATGTTAACATACGCTTGTCTTGTAAATGAAGCTACGAATTTAAGAATATAAGTCTGTTTTTGTGTGAACTCTGGTTGCTTTAATATAAGGTCTCTTAATTTAAAATATGGTGAAATGATAGAAGGTGTATCTATTGGGGTTGTGTTATCGGTTCCAATCTTATATTTTTGTTCGTTATATTTTAACATTTCAAAGTATTGTAATTCACTCAAAATCGGATTTATTTTTAAATAATAATCAAACATTTTACGAATATCAGTTTCAAAGTCAATTTTAGAAATTTCGTATTTTTGGTCGAATTCGCCCAAAATATTGTTCAACATTTTTTTTTGTATTTGTTGACTCGATGTTTTTAAACTTTCGCATTTGTCGTTGATTTTATCTGATGAACTAACACACCCGATTTGTAAATTACATAAAATATTTTGGTTATCGCTGATTATATTATTATCGACCGAATCATCCAATATCCATTTATTATTTTTACGAACATAATATGCCATTTTAAATTCCGTTTCTGGATTTAAAGGAACATAATTCAACACTGCATAGTTTCCATCTAATACCCGTTTGTAACCAGTAATTAAAGTATCCGCCAAATATACAGAATCCTTTTCGTTTAATTTAATAGTTGATTTAAGTTTTTCAATTAAAAACCCAATAAATAAATCAGGTGGCATATTGACTATTTCCTTTTCGTAATTATCCAAAATACCATAATTTGTAGTATCATATTGTTTATCAAAATAAATATCTGTATCATTATCGTTTTCCAAGTCAGATAAATTGAAATATTGTTTTGCGATTATATAATTTTTGCATTTATCTGTATTATTTTCGGTCGATGATTTTTTATCTAATTCAGACTCTAAAATCTTGTTAATGCTTGTAGGAAAAATAAGAAATAACGTATCTAGTGTTATTGCTGTATTATACAAATTTCCAAAATCAGTCATTACCATTTTTTTTAATAATTCCGAATTTGTAAATACGTTTCCGTATTTATCTGTAAAATCGTATGTTTCAAATACAACATCACTTACGCCGTTTTTGGTGATGCTTAATATATTAATTAATGGTAAAACTTTATTTTTTAATTTAAATCTTTCGGATATTTTTTTAAATTCGTATAAAACCTTGCTTTTTTCAATAAATGTTTTATTATAATTTGAAATTGTTATATTAATAAAATCTATAATTTCCTTGTATTGGTTATATGTCAAATCGTCAGAATAAATTAAAAATGGTTCTAAATAACTTACAACATCAACAATTGATAGTTTACCTACAATATATTTTTTCATTAAATTAAATAAAACACGGGTTTTAGGTATAATTGTATCAATAAATTTTTTATAATTCGCGTTAATTTCTTTTTCGGGTAAATTTAAAACAAAATTTTTAATATTATTCACGAAATTCGTTTCATTAAAATCGAGTTCTTGTTCTACATTATCAACTATAATATTGTTTATAGTAAATTTATTTTGTTTAAATAACTGCCAATAATTTAAAAAATTTATATTTAAATTAGATTTATCCAACAATGAAGTATTCGGAAGATTTACTCTTGAAAATCGTATTGTGGGTTCTGGCAAAGTAACAAATGATGCAATTTGTAAAATATCCGGATTTGTAAGGGTTTCACGCGTAGTTATCATTTTATTTCCGCTGAGACTAAATGCGTTTAATTTTTGAAGACCTGTGTTGTATTTTGTAAAAAGTGGTTGGGATTCTTTATCATTAATGTCATATACAATAACATTCATGTCCGTTTCGACAGATTTTTCGTGAATTATTCCATACTTTGCTTCAGACTCAACATAATTAAAAGGTGTAAAGTGCGGATTTAGTTCGGTAAATAAAGTTGAATATTTATCATCGGTGTTTTGTGAATTATTTTTATAATTTATAAATAAATTGTCTACATCCTCCAAGTCTTGAAATAAATCAATAAATTCAACTGTGTTGTATTCGTTTTCTGTCGACTCATTTTCTATATATAGTTTTTTAACATTTTTTACATTTGGTAAAATCCAATATAAATTTTGGTTAAAGTTGTCAAAATAGTTTGTTAATGGTTTCCAATTTGATTTTTTTAAATATGGGTTTAAAACATTCCCATATTCATCAAAATTTGAAAACGTCGTTCTTAATTGTTTATATCTTTCAATAGTTGTATGTATATTATTTAATACGACATTTGTTCTTTTAAATGTTGGAATTGTAGACAATAAATCATCCAATAAATCATTTGTTTGGGTTTCAATACTATATCTTTGTCTATTTGTGTCGACATCAATTAATTGGACTATTGGTCCATATTCCTCTTTTCCAAATTCAACTTGGTTTGGATTTATAATAAATTCCCGAAATTGCGGTTTGACATTTATTGTATCTTGAGGTAACCCGATTTCTTCTTGTTCCTCAGCTTCTTGGGTTATCTCTTCTTCCATTGGTTCGTCTGTTGGTTTTATTATTTTCTCTCGAATTTCAATTAGTTCAATTGGAAGGTTTAATGGAATACCTTTGTAATCAAAATTTAAATAAATGATATCATTGCTTGGGTATGTTTTTATTTCAATCATATCACCTTCAAGATTTGTAATTTCGCCAGTTATTACCATGGGGACATCTCCCCCAAAATATATATTTACCCAAGTATTTGGTAATAAATCGTGTTGTTTAGCGTATCCCGGTTCATCGTTACGCCTTAATAACGATATAGATGAAATTGTTGAGTTATCTATTGTTTTATTTTCGTTTAGGTTTAACTCATATCCGGTTAAATCGTCAACATTAATTAATTTTATTTTTGAATTGTCGATATAATCAACGAAAAATGTATTTCCATTAAGTTGTTGATTTGAATTATCTGTAATTAATATAATATCTGCCAGTTGTAATCCGAAACTTTTAGAAGTATAGTTGTTATTATTTTCAATAGTTTGTTCCATTTGTTTCTATATTTATTATAGAAATTTTTATACTTAAGATAAAGTATAATTAATACATATTTAAAGGTTTCTCAAGAATAATTATTTATAATGGATACAAATAATTATTTTGATTTGAAAAGAATACCTGGTTTAATTGAGTTGATAAACAATCCAAATGAACAAGAGAATATATCCCTAAAATTAAATAAACAAAAAAACGATGATTATACTGTAATTTCTTATAATAAAGCCTTATTAACTAATGATAATAATCAAACTTACGGTTTATGTCGTTCGATTGTGGTTAATTCTAAAAATAAAGTTGTCGCGTTTTCTCCTACAAAATCGGTTCAGAGTGACGAATTTATAAAACTATTTCCGGATAAAACGGAACACTTAATAGCTCAAGAATTTATAGATGGAACAATGGTAAATGTTTTTTGGGATGAGGATAAAGAAACAGATGGAGGATGGGAAATAGCTACCAAAAATGTGGTTGGTGGAAACACCTCGTTTTTTAAAGCTGACCCCCCGAAAACATTTAATGAGATGTTTACAGAAGCGATGGTCTTAAATAACTTATATTTAGATATGTTAAACAAACAGTTTTGTTATTCGTTTGTTCTCCAACACCCATATAATCGAATTGTTGCGCCAATTATTAAACCACAACTTTATTTGGTTGCGGTTTTTCAAATTATTAATGTAATTGATGAAAAAAGCGACGATTTTAATAATAAATTAAAGAATGTAATGGTTTACCCGTGCGATTTGGAATACATTAAACAATATGGAATGTGGACTTGGACCGGAGTTAAATTTCCAGAAATATATAACGATTGGGAAAGTTATGATGATTTAATAAATAATTATGCAGGTATTAATACGCCATATAATATACAAGGCGTTGTTATATTTAATTCTTTAACAAATATGCGGTGTAAGTTCCGAAATCTACAGTATGAAGTCGTTAAAAAATTGCGTGGAAATCAACCTAAATTACAGTATCAATATTTAATTTTAAAAAAAGAGGGAAACATAAATAATTATTTAATTTATTATCCTGAACATATTAATGAATTTATCCTAATTAATAATAAAATTAATTTATTCATTAAAACCCTTTACGAGAACTACATAAATTTTTATATAAAAAAGGATACTGTCACCCCTTTTCATTATAAAACTCACATGTTTAATTTACATAACATTTATATAACTCAACTTAAACCAAACAATTTATACGTTACTCCTTTAATTGTAACAAAATATGTCGATGACTTGCATCCTTCTCAACTAATGTCTATGTTAAATTATTTCAAATATACTCTATCGTAAAATGAACTACAAGATAACTGCGTCTTTGTCAAACTATGACAATAGTCTATAAATTTTTTGACATTAAATTTTATGTTTGGATTATTTCGTTGATGTCTTAATTTACCGGTTCTATCGGTAGTTTTTAAAACATTCTCAACTATTTCATCAATATTAAAATCATTATTTAATAATTTTAATATATCACACGCGACATTTTTTGCTATAAACGCGTTATCCATATACTCTCCTCTTTTTAAATTTAAAAATTTTTTACCTATTTGTGAGTTTGGCAAGAATTCGTGCTGTGTTTTCATAAGAGCAAACGTTTGACAAAAGTGGTCTGAATGGTCTGTTTGTATTCCTTGTTTATATGAATTCCATACGTGTTCTCCGTCAACCGAACAAGTATAATGTGTTCCTCCATTATTTCCATAAAATAAACATGGTTGACCCTTTATTAAAGCGTATTTTGGAGGGGTTGATGGGTGTGCTACAGCAACAACTTTTATATTTTTTTTTGATGAAATATTTAATATCTCATCAACATATGTTTCGTATAATTTACTCCCTAATAATTCAATTAAAAATGATAGATTTGCCTCAGGTATATCTTCGCCTTCGGTTCCTATAAAAATATGATTATATACATTCGTTTTATTTATATATTTATTTATTACATATTTACCCTTTCTAAGTTTATTTTGTTTTTGTTCTTTCATTATGTTTTTACTTTTTATTTATTTACTTTTTATTTGTTTATATATTTTATCAATTATTACGTTTCAATTTTTATAATTATCGTGTATTTTAAAACTGTGCTTCTATTTTTTTAAATATATTCATCGCATCCATAATTCCATCTTTTAAGTTTTGTTTTATGATTGGGTTATCTATATTATCACGATAAGCAAGACGAATAATACTTTCTGAATCGTGTGGGTGCATCTTTTTAAATCCGCAATAGGTAAGTGATTTGACTCCTTCAAAGAATTTAGAATATAACATATATTCAACTATTTTTCCAATCGTATAATCTTCGTTTTCAAGAATAATGTCAAAACAATTAAGCATAGTTGAATTACTTAAGTTTATAATTAGTTTATCCGTATCTATTAAAGTATTTAATTCATTTAATCTAATATTTAAAATATTACACGCTTTTTTTACCAACTCTTTATTTGAAAAGACGCCAATCGATTCTATAATAAAATCAAAACTATCTTTTTTTGTAATTCGCAACGCATCCAATAATCTCCAATTTTTAGTTTCATAAACAATATCTTTCTTTATGTTATCTTCTTTTTCTTGGTCCTTCCATTTTTGTATTTGTTTTTTCAATTCTTCTTCTATTTTAACTTCATCAGTTGTAAAACCGTAAGAACACGTAGAAACTACATTAAACATTCCATCTTCTTTAGAGGTTCCAATTGACATTTTACACGTAAGATGTAGATTTTCCCCAGGTATTTCGTTTGAAATTTTAGGACGTAATCTTACAAAATCAATATAATCCCCGAAATCATTTGGGGGAAATACGTCTCTTGTATCTGTTTCTGATAGATATTTATCAGTAGTTACATCTTTTATTTTAAAATCCTTGGTTGTAACGTAAATTGTGGTGTCAGTGATATTCTCTACATTAACTTCCATTATATAATTTTCCAAAGGCATATTTAAATCTGTAATATGAATAGGAATACAACTAAGTCTCTGTTTTATCCCTTCATTATGTAATCTGGACGTATTAGATATAATTATTGCGTCGTTTTCTTCAAATGGCGATGTTCTAAATACTACCGTTGGAATATCTGACAATATTGTTCTTCTCACAGCATTAGCTAAACTAACATTTAATCCGCTAAGGGTAAATGTTAAGATGTTGTTTTGTTCTGTTAAATTAGTAACTTTAGGATTCATTTTATTTATTATATTAATATTTAAAATCTATTTTTAAATCAATTTTTTTATAATTGAGTTAAAATTTAAAGGCAAAAACCTTAGTATAACATAATATAGATGAATTCCATTCTTTATTATAGTAATTATTGTAATCACTCTAAAAACCTTTTACAAAATCTATCTAAATCACCTTTAGCAAAAGATACACATTTTATTTGTATTGATAAAAGAATTAAAGATGAAAACAACAAAATATATATTTTATTGGAAAACGGTCAAAAAATAATCATGCCTGATAAAATTACGCGAGTTCCTTCACTTCTATTATTAAATAAAGGGTATGAAATATTATACGGTGAATCGATTAATCAATATTTTAAACAAAAACAAGAGGTTGTCGTAAAACAAGCAACCTTTAATGATTTAGAACCATCCGCTTTTTCATTAGGTGGTGGAATGTTTGGTATTGTTTCAGACCAATATAGTTTTTTAGATATGGATTCAGATTCATTATCCGCAAAAGGTAATGGAGGAATAAGACAAATGCATAATTACGTTGATTTACAATATAATGATAAAATATCAACATCTGCCGGAGACGATGACCCGAAAGGAGCGAATAAAATTTCTTCTGAAATGACTATCGCAAAATTACAACAACAGAGAGAGCAAGAATTAAGGGGGTTATAGGTTGTTTGTTTATTTATTGGTTGTTTATTTATTTAATTATTTATTTATATATTAAAAATAATATTTAAAAAAGACTAAACATTAACATATATTATGTCTATCTCATATACTAGTGCTTTTAACGAACATTTTTTAGAATTTATTACATATATACATTCGTTATTTCCAGAAGACCACGAGTTATTGGTTGCTAAAAATTCACTAATAGCAATAAAAAAAATGAATCCAAAAATCATTCCAAAAATTTGGAATACTTTTGTAGTCGGTAAGTATATAAATGAAATTACACGAGGAGATTTAGATTTTTTTATAAATAAAGATTATTCGACTGATTTATCAAATTCAAGTAATTCTGATAAAATTATCGAAGCAATCGATAGGTTTCGTGAACCAGTTAAAACGATGGGATTAGAAGATAAAAATAAAACCATTAAATATATTCAAACTTTAACCAAAATATCTGTAAAATGTAATTAGAAAAATAATATATAGTAAATAGTTTAATTTAAAAAAACAAATTATATATTATACATAATAATGTCTACAGTTCCAGAAGAATTTTCAAAGGTTATTAAAGATTTTATTAATGATATTAACGCGACCTTTCCTGAATATAGTGTTTTTATTACTCGATGGTGGAAACCATCTTCTTTTTTCGAAGATATCCAAAATGAAGATGAAAGAAATAAAGCAATCAACCAATCTCAAACAAACAGTTTGGAATTTATTTTTAATTTTTGTAAAAAAAAATTCCCTCCTAGATTTTTCGATATTTTATATAAAAACGAGGATTTATTTAAAGATGATTCTGAAATAGATACTGAATTTTTACCTTACGTCCATTTTAAAAATTTATGGCAATGTGATATTACGGAAAAAACGCGAAATACGATATGGAATTATTTACAACTTATTTTATTTTCAATAATAGGAACTCTTAAAGACCGAACAGAGTTCGGTGAAACCTCCAAAATTTTCGATACTATTAACGAAACCGAATTTAAGGATAAACTTGAGGATACTTTTAACCAAATGCACAGTTTTTTTGAAAATAATGTTTCCTCTGAAAATCAATTATCCTCCGGGATTAATATTCCAAAAGCTACTCAAATACACGAGCATATTACGGATATTCTTGATAGTAAATTGGGGAGTTTAGCAAAAGAAATTGCCGAGGAAACCGCAAATGAATTGAACCTTGATTTGGATAATATTACAGATATGAAAGGTATTTTTGAGAATTTATTTAAAAATCCAAATAAATTAATGGGTTTAGCTAAAAATATAGGCGATAAATTAGACACTAAATTGAAATCGGGTGACCTCAAAGAAAGTGAATTACTTAGCGAAGCTAGTGAAATGTTATCTCAAATGAAAAATATTCCTGGAATGGAAAATTTCCAGTCGATGATTTCACAATTAGGGTTATCTGGACTTGGTGGTCTTAATGGTGGGTCTAAATTAAACTTTAATAATATGGAAAACACATTAAGTACAACCATAAAAAACGCCAAAACGAAAGAAAGAATGAACAAAAAAATAGAATATAATCGTAATAAACAACTCACTCCAATTAACCAACAACAACCAACGAATTACGAACAAATATTATCAGACGAACAATTAGATGAAATATTTAAAAATGATTTTAAACCCGAAAATACAAAACGAAAACATAAGAAATAAACAGTATAATAAAATAAAAAATAAATAATCTTATATATAATGACAGATTCATTTTGGTATAATAACCCATTAATATTATTAAATAAAGATTACATACTTGAAGTTATGCCAAAACAAGGGTTTAGTTATGAACGGAAAATGAATTCCATAACTAGATTAATTATATATTTTACAGCTTTAGTGTATATTTTTACAACATCCAGAAAATTAATTTTTGGGTGCTTAGCCATATTAATTTTTATAATTATTTTATATAAGGTTCGCCAACAACAAATAATTAATGAAGGATTTAATAATATAAGCGACCAACCTCGGGTTAATAATTCACTCTCTACCTCAGATAATATAACAAATCCACAAACATTAGAAACCTTTTCAAAACACGAATTTAAAGAAGGAAATAAAAAAAATCCATTTAGTAATGTTCTTCTAACTGATATTATGGATGACCCGAATAGAAACGCAGCACCACCATCATTTAATCCTCAAATCGATGAAAATATTACTAAAAACATAAAGAAATCAGTTCAACACATGAATCCAGGAATTAAAAATACAAATAAACAATTATTTAGTGATTTAACTGACAATTTTTATTTAGACCAGTCAAATCGTGCTTTTTATAGCACTGCAAATACACGTGTTTCAAATGACCAAGGTGCTTTTGCTGATTTCTTGTATGGAAATATGCCAAGTTCTAAAGAAAGTAATGTAGGTGGGGCAATACAACGAGTTAAAGATAGTTACAGATATACGCTTTATTAGTTATTTTTTTATTAGTTTAGTAAAAAAATAATGTATAATATATATAAATGTCAGATTATTATAGTTATACATTTGATAATGTGTCAAGAATAGGTTTAGACCCGTGTTGTCAATCTCAAACAGATTTGCAGAATGTCGAGTATAGCACTTACATGCTTCAAAATTATTTTGCTTCTGATTGCTCTATGAAAAAACCTATTGATTTAGCAACATCACAACCTTGTGTCAATTATACAGGAGGACACAACTCAGGAGCTGGAGGATGTAATATCGATAGTAATTCTAATTTACAAATCGGAAGTATTCAAACACATCCAAAATGTCGCATCGATTTATTTCATAGACCTTTTTCGACCGTTCCATATTTAGGAAGAGGGTCCGTTAATCCTGTTATCGAGTCTCAAATTCAACAGGGAGAATTAATGATAAATAAACGTAGTGTTAATAATTTAAGTGAAAAAAGTTATATTAAATACCATTCTACCCCACTTTTAAAAAGTATTCAAGATAGAATAAATAATCCTGCTTATTCGGTTGAAAGTGCAGCATCAGATGGATGGATACGAGGAGGTATTCCATCTCGTGAATTAGTAAGAGATGTAAATTAAATATTACATAAATATAATTTAAAAACTAAAAATAAGTATAACTAAATGTATAATACAAAATATATATGTAGTTATAATCCGTTTATAAGGAACGCCGATTTCGATATACAAGATACTTTATATCGTAATGACCTAATAAATATTTTTATGATTGACGAATTTAATGAAACTACTATTAATAACTCACTACAACATATATTAAATCAAGTTAAAAATCATCCAGAAATAAATATGTGTTTGAAAAAAATGGCAGGTTTTATGATAAGCGAAGATTTAGGAATTGGGTTATTATTATTATATTCTTTTGATTTATTATACTTGACACATCCGTGTATATGCGACTTTTTAGAAACCGGAACAATTCAACCGGATAATTTAACGGCGTTATTAAAGTCATTTGATTAAGTTGATATTTGTTATTTGTTTTATTATTATATATTATAAATGGCGTCAACACGTAATAAAAATACTCCTGGAAATTACTGTTTAGAACAAAACGAATATAAACAAAGTGAAGTGTACACATTATATAAAAATTCACAATATGGAGAGGCATATGATACAAAATGGGCGGGTAACGGGTTAAATCCCGGTCAAGTTCCATGGAATAAATTATCTTATAACGCCCCTGATATTGAGTCGTTTTTATTTGGGGTTAATTCAACTAATTTAGTTAAAAAGGCACCGTGTTTTAGTCCCGAATTAAAAGATTTAAAATCTGAAAATATATACGAAAAATCACCCGTATTTATTCCTGAACCTTTAGTAATTGAAAAAAACCAGAGACCATTTCAGTTTTAACTGTGTATATAAAGATAGTTAATAATTTTCTAAAATACTTAAATTATGGTCTGCATTATATCCTAAAAACAAATCCGGAAACTCTTTATAAATTAAATACCAAATATTAACTTCCCAAAATATAGTTTGGTTATTTTCCATAATATCAATACATTTATGTTTCATTATATCCGCAAATTGTAATAGTGTGTCTTTATTACCTCCAAAAATACCACCCAGAAAAAACCAAATTATATTTTTAAATATATTTGTATTTGAAAGGTCAAAATATCCTTTTGCTATACGAATGTTTTCATATGATTTAGTATTTAAATTATTTAAACATTTATAAAACTCATCATCATTATTTATAATGTGATAAATACCAAAATCAATCCAAATAAACTGGTCACTATTAAACGGATTTTTAATAATTGCATCTCTCATCCATTCGGTTTTATTACACTGAACGAACATATATTCGAGTGTATCTTTAGTTGGATTGTCCGTTGTTACATCAAATTTATCTAATTTATTATAATATTCATAAAAATATAAATCTAATCTGTTAATAAATATAAATACGGTATTTGAATTATTCGTAATTTCATTTTTGATATAAGTTGTGTAAGCATCTTCTTCAATAAAAATTATTTTATTTTGTTCAGAATGTATTAATTTTTTACCATATTCTATATATTTATCGATACTTCTGTAACTATTTAGATTTGCTAAGAATGCTGAAACAATTGTTGTCATTTAATAATTTAAATATTTTATTATTTTTAAATTATTTATATTCTATATTTTAATAAATTTTCCACGTATGTTTTATCATAAACTGCTAACTTTGTTGTTCTATCCCAAACACTATATGTTATTAATACTCTTGAATCTTCAACAATTAACCCAAGAGAGTATTCAATAGGTTCTCCCTTAAATTTAAATGGTGCTGAATATCGCATCAAATCCAGATTTTCGTTAAAAACTGCCAATAAGTGATAATAATGTCTTGGTTCTTCATAAGATACCAGATGCAGAACAAACCATAATTCATTATTATATTTAAATCCACAACTAGAACCACGAGTGTGTGAAAAGATTCTAGGCATATTTTGTTTAGTTTCAACCACGCTTATAGAATTAGTATCATTATCTAATTTACATATTTGTAAAGGAAACCATTTATAAATAATATGAGTTGAATTTAAATAATCAACAAAAACCCAGTTTTTTTCACAACTATTATTATTAAATGAACTGGTTATTTCAACCACAGGAGATAAGTTATCTTTAAGTAAATCGTATTTTCCAGTAACAATTCCTATTTGGTTATTTGCGTGATACCCAGTTCCAATATATATTAATTCATTCGTAGTGACATCATTAAATATTTTCATATCTTCAACACCAATATATCGTCTATCACAGAAATCCAGGTCAAATAACTTTTCATTTAAAATTTCAAATTCGTTTGATAAAACAACCATTTTATTTATAGATATGATATGAACGTCGCAATCATGATAATATCCGTTGTCATCAATTCTATAATTTACTGCTCTTATATTCATTAAATATTCATTATTCACCGAATGTTTTATTATTGAAGACGAAGAAGAGGTAAATTTAATTGTTTTTTCGCCTACACGCACCCCTACAGAAAAATTTAAATCAATTAATTTAGTAGGAATCCAAATATCTTTATAGAATTTCATGTTACTAAATAAATTATTATAAAAATGGCTATTAGATGTATTATTTAAAACCTCAATTACCTCATCGTTAATATTTTTTATATTATTGTATGCAGCTATAATTGTGTATTCGTAATATAATTTATATTTATACACATCATTACTTAAAAATAAATAATTATCAGTATTATTATTTTTATTTAAAATTTGTTTTGCTGAATCATAAAATAATTTTGAAAGTTTATTTTGTCCTAAGTGTCTATAATGAGATATTAATTCGTGTAATGCTTCTAATCTATCAGGTAAATAATTATAAGCATCTAATAAAGCATTTATATATTCAGGTATATTTTTCAGTTGTTTATAACACAATCCAATTCTATAATAGCTATACCATACTTCTTGGTCCCATCCTCCAAATTTAATTCTTTTTTTATATATTTCAATGGCATTATTATAATCACACGAATCGTGATATGTGTTAGCTAAATAAAAATGGTATCTTTCGTTATTAGGGTCATCAATAATACCATTCGTAAGTAATTTAATATCTCTTACAAATTTATCAGATTTAGAACCTCCATCACCATAATCTTGTATAAATAATTGATTTTTTAATATACTTTTATTAACATTGTTAGGAGGCGTATTTATGTACTCGTGAGTTACACCTTTGTAGTTAAATAAACCATTATTTTTAACAATTCTTGTATTTTGATAATAAAAATCATCTGTTCCTTGTAAAATATGAAACGAATCGGCGGTGGATAACATACATTTATCAAAAGTCTCAATCTTAAGAACCATATCAGCATCCATTAATAAAACATAATCTGTTAAATAATTACAAGCCTGTAATGAATAATTACGGTTATACTCAAAATTTTTAAACGGTTCTTTAACAATTTTTCCAGGGATTGAGTTTTTTTTAAAAAATGTTTCAATTAATTCAATTGTATTATCTGTTGAACCAGTATCACAAATACAATAATGGTCAATAATAGGTAAAACCGATTCAAGCATACGAATAATAACTTTACTTTCGTTTTTTACAATCATGTTCAAACATAAAGTTTTTGGTTGTTCCATTAGTAAATTATACTTTTGTTTTTTTAAACTATTTAATTATACAAATATATATTATATATATGTCATTTACCCGATTTTATTATGATGATTCTAGAACAAAAAAACAATTACAACAATCTACCGGTCCTGGTAGATGGGCTTTGAATGTTCCAGGTAATGGAGAATCGCCTTGTTACATTGAAGACCCTCAAATTATTATGCAAAAATGGGGAGCAAATATTTGGACGAATTGTGTTAATTTAGAAAGTGAACTTTTAGGAGTAAATAAACCTTTAAGTAAAGATTGTTTGAATAAAGACAATTATCAAAAATATAAGGTTGCATCAAAACCTATTAATTATCCGAATTGTAATAATGTTTTTACTGAACAACCAAGAGCAATTATGCCTGCGTGGACAGCGAGAGATTTAGAACAGGTTGACTGGTATTACCCTCCATTAAATCCTCAAGAAAATACGTGTATGTCCTTTCAAAATAATTTAAATACTCGAATTTTAGAAAAAGATAAATTCGATTCAAAGAATCCGTGTATTTATAGTTAAAATTTGTCGACATATAATTGAAAAAATATAATACATTATATATATTATGGAAATAGCATTACCGATATTGGCTTTAGGAGGTCTTTATGTAATATCAAATAGTCAATCTTATGATGAAAATAAGAAGAAAACAATTAAAAAAATGACACAAGAAAATTTTACAAATATGGGTGCTCCATCAAATTATTTGCCTAATACAAATACTCCTTCTCAGAATTTCCCAGTAACTAATTCAAAAGAACTAATTAACACTGTTCAGGAATACCCAAATCCAAATACAGCAACCGATAAATATTTTAATCAGAATTTTTTTGAAAAACAGGTTAATAATGGTAAAAAAGTTGGAAATGAGCCTCAACAAATATTTTCATTAACCGGTAATTATTTAGACGGCGAACAATTTAAACACAATAATATGGTTCCGTTTGTTAAAGGTAAAATCCAAGGATATACATACACGAATGAATTTGCCGAAACTATTTTAGATAATATGGCTGGTAATGGTTCTCAAACCATTAAAAAGGTAGAACAGGCGCCTTTGTTTAAACCAGAGGATAACGTTCAATACCCTTATGGAGCACCAAATAATAGTGATTTTTACCAATCACGTGTAAACCCCGGTATGATATCCAATAATGTTAAACCTTTTGAAACCATCAATGTAGGTCCTGGATTAAATAAAGGTTATTCTACTGCAGGAAGTAACGGATTTAATTCTGGAATGGAAGCAAGAGATTTATGGTTACCTAAAACAGTTGACGAGTTACGTGTAAACACCAATCCTAAATTAGAATATACTCTTAATAACTTAGAAGGTCCAGCCAATTCCCAAATTAAAAATTTAGGAATAATTGGTAGAGTTGAAAAACAAAAACCAGACACATTTTTCTTTAATACACAAGATAGATGGCTAACAACAACAGGCGCTGAAAAAGGAGAAACATTGAGACCAATACAAGAGATGGGTATTGTAAAAAGAGCCAATAATTTATCAACTTATAAGGGACCCGCTGGAAGTATAGAAGCTCAAGCAGGAGTTGCACCCACAGAATATGAAATGTCAAAAAGACACGTATTAAAATCTAAAGATGTTCCCCATTGTGCCGCAAAAGGTAAAGGTCCAATTAATGATATTGAAAACTTACATAAAAGCCATACAAATTATAAAAATCATCGTTCAACCATAAATCAACCGGAAACACTAAGAAGTGGATTTGGAGGTGCGATTGGTGCTGTCATTGCTCCATTAATGGATATATTAAAACCATCCAGAAAAGAAGAAACCGTTAATAGTTGTAGAGTTTATGGAGAGGCGTCCTCTAACGTTTCAAAAAGTTATGTAATTAATAGTAATGATATAACTAACACGACTGTAAAAGAAACAACCTTATATTCTCCAAATTTTTATATAAATAATCAAAAAGAAAGTATCTATGTAAATAATTATTTACCAACAGAATTAACCCAAAGAGATACGACTAATTGCGAAACTATTGGAAACATCGGTGGTTTATCTACCCAAAATGGCCCAATGGTTTATTCTGCAGCATATAACCAACATAATAATGACATTAAATCGCAAACTATTGATAATAGACCTAACCAAGGGGGAACTCAAGTTTTTAATCAATCAATGAATGTTTCCATAGCAAGACAAGATTCAGATAGATATAATAATCGCTTATTTACACCATCATCCGTAATAAAACAACCTCCAACAAAAGAAAATTATGGAAGTATTAAAACTCCTCAAAGTTATGACCAGAATAAAATTGGATGTGAAAGAATTCAAGGTGATTTATTACAAGCATTTAAAAATAATCCGTATACACATTCACTAACTGACTCCGTATAATTATTGTAATCGTAAATATTAAAATATAAAAACATTATTTTAATATTAATAAATCAATGATTAATATTCATAATTCTATAATAGAAAAGTTGGAATACTTTCGAACTATACATAAAATACCAAACATTATATTTCACGGACCATCCGGATGTGGAAAAAGAACAATAGTTCATAACTTTGTTAAAAGCATTTATGATAATAATAAAGATAAAATTAAATCCTTTGTTATGTATGTAAATTGTGCACACGGTAAAGGAATTAAATTTATAAGAGAAGAACTTAAATTTTTTGCGAAAACCCATATTAATTCGAATGGAGGATTTACATTTAAAAGTATTGTTTTATTAAACGCTGATAAATTAACTATGGACGCGCAATCCGCATTACGCAGATGTATTGAGTTATTTAGTCACAATACGCGGTTTTTTATAATTGTTGAAGATAAATATAAATTATTAAAACCGATACTTTCGAGATTTTGTGAAATATATGTTCATGAACCTGTTTATAATGGAACAACCATTAATTTATATAAGTATAATTTAAATGAAACATATCAGACAAAGAGCATACATAATTTAAGAATTGAATGTTTAAAAAAAGAATTATTAAAAACGGAAGAAGGAATAACAACCGGAATAAATATAATTGATTTGTCTACAAAATTATACGAAAAAGGTTATAATGGGTTGGATATTATTAATTTAGTTGAAAATCCAAAATTCTTAAGCATGACAGATTGTAAGCGATATGAATTATTAATAGCGTATAATAAAGTAAGAAAAGAGTTTAGAAATGAAAAGATATTAATGATATTTATTTTAAACTTCTTATTTTTAGAAAAAAATTACAATTTGGAAAATATATCATTTATGTAATTTTTTGTTAGTTAAAACAAAATAAAATTAAAATACAATAATATTATGGATGATTTTAATATAAGTTCACTTCACGAATCTAAAAATGAATGGTGTGCAAGGTTAATCACTATTCTAACCCCTTTTATTATTGAGGGTTATAAATCTATTTTCGACGAATCATACAAATTATGTAAAGAGAATAACGAACTAAATAAGTATTTGATGACATTTCAAAATTTCATATCTAGAGTTCCAAAATGGAACCCTTCAATTATTGAACAAGAAAAAAAAAGAATTTGTGAAAAAAGTGGTTGTAATTATTTAGAAGATTTAGTAACTTGCGTACATATTATTCAACTTAAAATTTTAACTAGTATGCGAGCTGGAAACAAACAAAAAAAGATTGATATTAATATTCCAAAACTTGACGAATTTATCCATAAAATATATATTAATGTAGCAAGGAAAATTTATAAAAACGTATATTTATTCGAAATAAATATTTCGCCTTTAAAAACTCAAAAATATAATAGAGAAATGGAAATAATAGTTCAAGAATGTATTTTAAATACTATAAGAGACAGTATTCCTGTTGAATCTATTTTAAAAGCATATATGGACGAAACAATCGAAGAAGAAGTAATTGAAGAAATTAAAGAACAAGTAATTGAAGAAGAAACACCAGAAAATAACGTTTCTAGCAATTTAGAACCAACTAGTGAACCAATATGTGAACCAGTTGTTGAGACAACCCAACCAGGTAAATTAACATTTAATGATACAGATTATACGCGAGACTTAAATAATAATGATAGTAACGTAAATGCACCAAAAACAATTGAACGACTAGAAGAATTAAGCGAGTATAGAAATAAACAACGACAATTAGAATGTGATGATAACGACGATGATGTTATTAAACTTAAAATTTCGGACCAAGATATAAATTTAGACTATTTTGACATTAATAATATAGATGAACCAGAAACAAATTTACCCGATTTATTAATTGATGACATCGAATTGTTAGAATAATTTAGTCAATTCGTAAAATACAAAATAAGATTATGAGGTTTCATTTTAAAATGAATAATATTTTTGTATTTGCTACAATAATTTCTATCGTTTTTTTTATTTCAAAGTTTATTGAAATGAGATTTGTTGAAAAAGAAAGCAAGCCTTTAAAGTTATTAATACGAGACACCTTATTAGTATATTTTGCGGTTATTGTTGGAAATTTTTTAATTGACCAATTAATGCCAGTCATGAATTTAACGGATAGTATGCGTTCCCCAGTTGTGTTTACGGATAATCCAGAATTTTAATTATTCTATCCAATGATTTCTTCGTTTCCTATATTTAATATTTTTGGTGTCAACTCATAAAAAATAGAGTGATGAACATACCTTTTTCGTATGACATAAAAATACCATTGACTAAAAGAATAATGATAACAATAATTATCAAACCAATATTCTGCATAATTAGGGTCGAAATCTTTCTCATAAAAATTTTTTATCAAATTATTAATTATATTTGATAAAAAATGTTTTTCTCTAAAACTTAAGATTATATTTATTATTTCAAACGGTAAATCACGCATTATTATAGTATTATATAGTCTACTTTTTATATCATTTATGCTGTAAATATAAATGATGTTAAATTAAAATAGGCAAGGCGTCAATGTTAAAAATAGTTTCATTTTTAGGTATTTTTTTATGACTGATACTAAACGAACTAAATTCTTTTCTTTCAAGTTGTGCTTGTGGAGTATGATTATGAACGTGTCTTGCTATCATTTTATATAATTTAAAATCAGGATACCGTTCCATTCCATTGTTTTTATAAAGTAGATTTACACCCCTATCATCTAAACACCACTCCACAATTAATTTAACTATAGGGTCGCATTTTGTTAAATCTTTAATTTCATAAATGTCATCTACTACATAATCAAATATAGAGCACGCGAGTCGACACAAATCAAAACTAAAATTTGGTTCTAATCTTGGTTTATTTTCGTTAAAATATGGTTCGGTATTATATTGAGTTGACGCGTCCCCATTAGTATTGAAACTATCACTACAAAATATTTTATTATTAAATTTATAAATACTTCTACCAAAATCTATAATTTTAAATATCTTTCCAAAGGTTGGAACCTTATAGTATTTTTTATTATAGCAATAATAAAAATATTTTATTGTCGTGTTATTATACATAACATTATTTGTGTGTAAATCATTATGTGTTAACGAAAATACCTTTTGGTAAGTAATTAAAATCATTATAATCTGCATCAAATACGCGAACCATTCATCCTCACTTAATTCGTTGTTTAAAATATAATCATCAAATGTGTTTTCAATTTGTTCCATACAAATGACCAAAACAGGGAATTTATAAATAGTAACTTCAACATCTTCGCCAGATGATTCGCTACTATACGTATTATCTGTGGTCGATTCTGCGTCATCGTCTTCTTTACAAATATTTTCGTCGTGTTCGTTGTCAACAGGTTCGGGTTCTGTATTTAAAGTATTTAATTTATGTTCTTCGCTAATTGTGCTAGAAGTATGAGAACTCCTAGATGAAAACGTCGAACTGGTTTTTAAAGTGGTTGTTTTATCCTTTTCGGTAATTAACTTAGAATTTGTTATGTCACATAAATCTAATGTATATGATTTCACATCATCTAAATCGATATGCGTTTTTTCAAAAACATTTTCAAAGAATTCGTCGTCTATTGATTTTATAGAAAAGTTTGATTTTAAACTAGATGTATAATCTATCATTATTGGTATTTTTTTATTTGGTAATAAATAATCCGGATTATTTATATTAAATAGTATGTTTTGTTGTTTAATAAAATAATCAGACTCACTTAAAAAATCAATATCATCCGTTACATTTATTTTATAATTATTTTTAATTGATAAAAAAGAACCGTAATAATCAATACCGTGTAAAAAAAAATACGAATTTTTTAATATACAAGATAAAAATACAAAAAAACTGTCGACATATGCCGAATTGTTCACATCTAAAAATTTTGGGTTTACTGTTTGAATTGTAGATTCTAAATTTGGTAAATTAAATAATTCGGTTTCAGGAGAGTTATACTTACCAATTAAATATTTATATGGGTCTAACAAAGGAGCCAGTTTAAAAAACACGAGTGTATCTGTTTTTATTTTATTTGTAAACGTGTTCTTTATTGCACACGAGTATAAATATTCATTATCTGGTATATTTTCTTTAACATTTAATAAATACCAAGGATTGTTTAAATTAACGTTTAAATAGTTAGTCTCATTTAAAGTAAAAAACCGTGTATAGATTGGAATATAATTTTGGGTTTTAGAAAGAAACAACATATCTTTTTGTTCTAAAGTTTCTAAAAGCTCCTTGTTTTTTCTTTTTTGATAATTTATTGTAAACATTATAATAGATTAATTAATATATAAATAATCTATTTTTTTAACTTATAATACTTTAATATAATAATGCGTATTATTTTTACAATAAAAACATAAAATATATATTATGTCATTAGAACTTAAAAAATTTGATATGAAAAGTATATCTTTTAAGCCGAATGAATCAAAAGGACCTGTAATTGTTTTAATTGGAAGAAGAGATACCGGTAAAAGTTTTTTAGTTAGAGATTTATTGTATTACCATCAAGATATCCCAATAGGAACCGTAATTTCAGGAACAGAAGAAGGAAATGGATTTTACGGTAAAATGGTGCCTAGATTATTTATTCATAACGAGTATAATACAGCTATTATTGAAAACATTTTAAAACGCCAACGTTCAGTTTTAAAACAAATCAAAAAAGAAATCGAAACTTATAGAAAAAGTAATATTGATCCAAGAACGTTTGTTATTTTGGACGATTGTTTATATGATAACGCATGGACACGCGATAAAATGATGAGATTATTGTTTCTTAATGGTCGTCATTGGAAACTTATGTTAATAATTACTATGCAGTATCCTCTTGGTGTCCCTCCAACTCTTCGAACAAACATCGATTATGTATTTATTTTAAGAGAACCTTATATAGCAAATAGAAAACGAATTTACGAAAATTACGCGGGGATGTTTCCAACCTTCGAATCCTTCTGTCAAGTAATGGACCAATGTACTGAAAATTACGAATGTCTCGTTATAAATAATAATGTTAAATCTAATAAATTACAAGACCAAGTTTTTTGGTATAAAGCAGATAGTCATAATGATTTTAAACTTGGGTCCAAAGAGTTTTGGGAATTATCAAAGGGTATAAACTCTGATGATGAAGATGAAAAATATGACCCAGACAGTTCGAAAAAACGAGGTGCGGGACAGAAAATAAGTGTAAAAAAAACATCAAAATGGTAAAATACCCGCTTCTCTAAAAAAAAGGATACTTATTGTTCCAATACATTCCGTCTCCTTTTTTTACATCATACATCGCGTTAAATGTATCTAATCTTGATAACGGAATATTAACTCTATATTGATTTAATGCGTGTGGATTGTATAAAATTCGATAACTCATGCGTTTATTCAGAATTTTTTCTTTCATATTATTAGCATAAAATATATAAAAATCTTCTAATATAAGTTTCGCTAATTTTAATGGAACCTCAAATTTTACTTGATAATCCTTTAAATATTCAACACATAAATATATGCTATTTATATCAGCAAAATTTTCGGAAATACTTATATCTGTTAAATTAACTTCAAGTTTATCTTTTTTGGAAGCAAGTATATATTGTTCTTTGATATTTTCTTGAATTTTTAAATAATGTTTTTTATCATTATTTGACCACCAATCTTTTAAATTCCCGGTTAAGTCATATTTTGAACCCGTAATATCTAATGAATGTAATAACTCGTGAGCTAAAATATATCCCATATTTGATATATTATACGCTATTCCACTTTCTTCTAAATCTATAAATGGTTTTTGAATAAATGCTAATGGTACATAAATTGAATTTGTAGAACGGTTATATCTTGCGTTTACAATAAATGCTTGCGATTCAATAAACACGAATGGTCTTTGTGTCCAATCAACCGTAGGTAATAATGACACCGGTTTATTTATTAAATTAATGAGTTCGTTTATTTTCCAATCCATTATTCTTATTAAATTTCCCCATATATCATTATTTATAAAATTTATATCTGGGTCATCAATTACATATGACGACTCGCCGACAATAACCTTAATATTTTGAATTTTTAATAAAGCATAATTTATTGTTTTTGCATCCATCCATTTATTTTTTTTGATATTTTTATATAACACGATTTTTAAATCATTAATTAAGAATTTGATATAATTAATAGCATAATCATTCTTATATTTAGCAACATATGACCGTGATAATAAGTTATTAAATGGTATTAACATTAGTTTGACTGCTCTAACTTTATCCGCATATTCTGATATACTTCCTCTTATAAATTTTGAAAAAAGAAGTTCGCCAGATGTATGCCACTTATTTGTAAATCTTGCGACCTGTTCAACATATATAAGAATCCAATAATTTCTCCATTTGTCAGTATTCCATTTTTTTAACATTAAAGCTGTAATATTTTTAAAATAATTTAAATTTATAGTAATACACGTAGTAGGAATTGTATTAAAACCTATTTCTTTTAAAAATTCTACAAAATTAAAAGTATATGTATATGTTGCTTTTGTATTAAGTTTATAATACGTTAACGTATTATCATTAGTATCGCCTTCAGTTTCATAAAAACACAACGCAATCTCTCTTAAAACATCAATATAATCTTTTCCATTTAATCCTAATTTATTATTATCTCCAAATATTGTTTTTATTAAAGTATTCAAATAATTTACATAATCACTCACGCTATTATTTAATTCACGGTTATTAACATCCAAAAAAAAATCAATAGGGAAAAGGTGTTTAATTGGTTCGAAGTAAATACTATAAGTATTCGTATTCTTTTCATCTGGTTTAATATCAAAAAATAACGGAGAACCGCTTGAAGATACTATCTTATTTTTACACGTCATGGCTAATATTCTCCACAAATTATTTTTTAATGGGTCATTAGTTAACTCAACAATATTATCTATATAATTATTAATGTTAATCATGCTGCTTTCTGGAGTCATTAATGCATTTGCTGAATCGTAAAATTCTTTCATATTTACTATTTCTTTTGAGGTAGAACTGGTTTCAACAAGTTCCTTATATATTTCAAAAATTTCATCATATACCTTTTCTTGTATTTTATCAAATGTATTATAGGTGTTTAATGTTATCTTGTGATGTTTGTTCCAATATGCGTTCACATACTGATAAAAATTATCACACGGTTTAGGTGTAGGTTCTTTTAAATAAGAATTAAAATTCTCATAATATTTATTGGTTGAATTATTAAAATTTAATAATTCTTTATATGTATATTGTTTTTGAAAACTTTTATAAAGAATAACATTAGTTCCGCAAATTAAATCTTTATCGTTTTGACTTATTTTTCTAGTTTTATTTTTTTTTATCATTATATATATAATATTTATAAAAACTGAAGTGATTTTGTAGTTTTATTGAACATATGGTCATTTTTATGAATATTATACATTTCCTTAAAATAATTACTTCTTGATATCATTAAATTAACAATAGATTCATTAATAATATACGGAATACCGACCAGTTTGTCATTAACCGTATATGTCCATATTTTTTGTCTTAATAAATATGCGATATATGTATATAAATGTTTGATTTTTAATTTAATTAAAACATATTCTAGGTTTTGTTTTTCGTGAAACTCTTTTAAGTATTGTTCACAAATAATAAAACTATTAATATATGCTACTATATTATTTGATAGTGTTGTTGACAATTTTATATTATAATTAGCTGTATTAAACCTTAAGTATTGTTTTATTAAATCGGAACTATATAAATTATATTTGTAACTATCTGCTTTAGACCATGTGTTTCCATAAACACCATTATAATCATATTTAGATCCTTCCAATGTAATTGACCGTATCATATAACTAACAAGTAAAAATCCAATATTTCCTAAATTATATTCCAAACTTTGTCCGTTTAAGTCCAATAATGGAGGTTGTAAACATGCTAAAGGTACATATAATGTATTTGTTAGTTGTGAAAAAGAAATTTTTAAATTAAAAATTTGAGAACCTGAAAATTCGAATGGATATACATACCAATTAATATCCGGTAAATTTAAAATATATTTATTTGTGAGAGACAACATCAATTTATGTCTATAATTAAAATAATCGTTAAAGTTTTTCCATATGTCATTATTTGTATAATCTATATCAAAATCATCTACAATTGTTAGTGGTCTTCCTATTATGATTTTTAAATGTTCTGCACATAGTATTGAGTTTTTTTTTGCGTGAGGTGTAAAAAAATTGCTTGTTCTCACCATATTTACATATACCTTTTTTAGATCATTTGATAGATTCGTCATAAATTTAATAGCGTCATAATTATTATATTTTGATATATATAAATTTGTAAATAATTTATTGAACACCATTAAACAGTGAGAATCCGCACGAATCTCTGGAGGTCTATATATTCGGATTCCTGTATTAAATGTCCTCGCAAAACCATCATGAATTTTTTTACTGTTATTATTAAACATAGCTAGTGATTTAAATACTATATAATACCAACAACCTTTCCATTCTTTTGTATTCCATTCGTTGCTTAATAATTTGCAAACATTTTTTAAATAAATTAAATTTGAACAAATTATTTCTTTTGGCATATTATCACTAGTATATCCGAATTCAGTTAAATATTCGTTATAATTAAAATTATAATCTGTTAAGGTTTTATCATTATTAGCAATAATTTCATAATTTTCCGTTAGATATGTATTATTATAACATATCCATATTTTTTGAAAACATTTACGGGTATCAACTGGACTAAATCCATGATTTGGACCTAAAAAAAATACATATAAATCTTCAATATATTTATAATACCTGGTTAAATAGAATTCCTTAACTTTTGGGTCAGCTTTAAAATTATCATCATATACAATTCTATTATTATGAAATATAATTGGGGAAATATATACGGAATATGTAATTGGTTTAAAGACGTTGGGTTTACATTCACACATAAAAGGTAAACTTTGGTTTGCTATAATTAAATTTTTACTAAAAAATGCTAAAAGTTTCCACAAATTATTATGTAATGTGTCATTCGTCATTTCATCTATAAAATTCATATAATAATTGGCGTGTTCTTTTATGCTTATATCAGAATTTAAGTTCTTCGCAGAGTTCCAAAAATTTAAAACATTTTTTTTAATTTTAGGTTCTTGAGTGTTATCATTAATAAACTCATTAAACATCTCGAATATTTGTTTATCAATAATTTGGAGTTGAACCGAATTATAATCAGAAACACTATATTCATACATATAAGTCTCTTTTATTTCATGAATCCAATCATTATTTATGTATTTATAATAATTATTTTTCTGTAAATTTAGAACATTCTTTTCTTGATCTTTAATAATAAAATTTATCAATTTATTATTATAATCTGTATTATTTAAAGAGATAGATTCAAAATTACTAAATTGTAATGTGTTGCTTTTACATAAAATATTTTTCTCCTTTTCATTTAAATTAATAATAGAATTCACCGGGTCTTCGGTTCTATATTTTTTTGTTTTATTTTTTTTGGTTTTTCTATTTGTTTTAGTATTCATTATATATTAAAACAAATATTATTAATTTACTATATTTATCATTCTTATTTTTTACCAGTAATAATATTATCCCCTTCAAATAATTCATTTTTTATATCTGATGTCAATATAACATCTTGTTCCTTAAGTTTATTTTCTTGTGTGTTAATATTATTCACACCAATTAAATTTCCGGTATCATCAATAGTTTGGGTTAACTTATTTCCGGATTTCTCAGCATTTTTTATATTTTCTTCAATTGCCTTTTGTTTTGTATCCTTAAGCCTTTGGTCGAACGTGTTCTTTGCGTTAGTTTCATTCTTGTTTTTTTCGTGCATTAATTGATTTAATTCTTCTTCCATATATTCTACCCTTCCCGTTTTATATGATTCGGGATCCCAAGGCATCCATAAACCAACAGGACCAACAAACACGTCGTGATTTGGGTCAACTTCCCTTAACATTTTACACCTTAATTCTGCCTCCTCAATAGATGGATACACACCACGTATTTTTAAACCTCTGGTGCTAGTTTGAAAATGATGTTTAACACCAAATAATTTTTCTAATTCTTCCTCATTATTATCTAAAAATGTTTTATAATCATCTTCTATTTTATAAATCATAAGATTTGACCTTTCTTCATTAACAAACTCTTTAAAATCAGTTGTCAAATCTTCAAAGGTAAGCTTATATTTAAATGAAACGAAATTAAGAAATTGGACGAATTTTTCCATCGATTTGTTGAAATCCCATTTCTTTAGGAATTCCTCAAATAAAAACATTTCTTTCTGCTTAAGAATCTTATCCGGAGAAATAAAAGAGACACATACGAATTTTTGACAAGCGATTGGTTTATCTTCATCTAGCACATCTACATATTTAGGATTAGTTTTCCCTCCCTTAACTTTTCTTTCAAATGGGGTTTTATTTGTTCTTTCCTTGTAAGACATTTTATTAATTGTTCTTTACTATTTAAGTTTTTTAATATTTAATATATATTTTTTTCTTTTTAATTTATATAATGAACGGATTAGTTAATATTGGTGAATTAGTTAAACGAATGATTAAATATTTGGTTCAGGGTTTAATGATTGCGATTGTTGCTTACGCTATTCCAAAACGTTCTTTGGATATTCAGGAAATAGGATTACTCGCACTAACTTCTGCCGCTACATTTTCTATTTTAGACACTTTCCTTCCTTCAATGTCCTCTGCAGCTAACACCGGAGCTGGTTTTGGAATTGGCGCAAACTTAGTTCATTTTCCAGGGGGAAGGTTTTAGATATACGTTTCTTTAAATAATATAATAATGCGATATATTTTACATTATTATATAGTTGGTATAAATTCCCAATTTAACTCTTTACATATTTGTTTCCAAATTGTATCTTGTTCTATTCTTTTTTCTTTATCTTTTAACATAGGGTAGTATTGTAAATATTGAGTTTCATTTAGAAGCTCACATAATTTATATGCTGTATAATAGTAATTCAAAAAATTTACTCTATCGCTCGGACAAAATTTAGAGTATGGAGACTGTAATTCGATAAACAAATTACAAAGCGTTTCTTCTAATTCTGGAGACATAACCGGAGGTTTAATTCCTAATTTATTTTTTATAAATGGGATGTGTTCATAAAATTTATTATAACCCAATTTTTTTAATATTTCTTTAGTTTTATTATTATTAATTTGAGATATATCAATTCTTTCTTTTTTTATTTGTAATTTTATATTTTCAATTATTTCTGGTGATATTTGGGTTGTCTCTTTTCCTTGAAATTGGGCCAGAATTTCTTTAAAATGATTTATTCTTTTATACGCATAAAAACAAACCTCTTTAGGAGGTTCTTTATAAGATGGTTTCTCGTTTTCAATTAAATAAGGAATATTCCTTGAACAACAATTACAAATTAAAACCCCTTCATCTTCCATAGGGATTAATTCGCCTTTATAACAATATTTACATATATCTGTTTGATAAATAAACGAATTAATATCTAAAAAACTATCATCTATATTTCTCAAATATTTATTAACATTATTATTATCATTAAAACTATTTATTTCAGGTTTAGTAGTTTCATCGGTGCTTTTTATTTTAAAAAAATCATCCAAAATTTTATTTTTTGTTGTTATCTTTATATTTTGTTGGATTTCAGAAATATTTTTTTTTTCCTCAAAATAATCAAATATATACTTTGAGTTGTCCAAATAATAATCCTTTTTTTTATTCTTAAGGTCCTTAATTGTTTGGGTAATTTCAAGTATCTTATCTTTAATATCTAAAATTTGTTCTATATTTTCAGTTTTCTTTAAACTATTTAATAAATCCTTTTTTTCACTTTTTAAATTAGGGATTTTATCGTTCTCGTCTTTACAAAATTCAGTCAATATCTCTTTATGCTTTCCATCTAGTGTTATTGAATCCTTATTATTGAACTTTATTTTTTTTGTTGTTTTTGGTTTAAAACTTGGCATTAAATTAATTATATCTTTTTTTTTAAACTTTAATTATGTCAATATATTTTAACAAGTTAAAACATATTTTATGTTTTCTTTATTTTTATAAAATGGAATTAAATGTTAATTTAGAAAATAAGAAACATAATAAATTTGATAAAATCCAAATTCATAAAATGGTTCTCTTGTATAATGCTCTTGATAATGGTTGGTCCGTATACAAAAAAAACGATTCTTATATTTTTTCCAAAAATCATGAAGGAAAAAAAGAAGTATTTGTAGATTCTTATTTAATAGATTTTATTAAATATAATATGAATTTAAAATAAAACATTGACACCCTCATATATCGTGATAATTTATTAACTCCAATAATTATGAGTTTAAACATTCAAACATTTAAATATTTAATTAATTTAATTAAATTAAATATTTAGTTTTTTTTTCTTTAGCAATATTATAAAATGGGTGGTGGATTAATGCAATTAGTCGCTTATGGCGCACAAGACGTATACCTTACTGGAAATCCTCAGATTACTTTTTGGAAAGTAACCTACAGACGATACACCAACTTCGCAATTGAATCCATCGAACAAACATTTAACGGACAAGCCGATTTTGGTCGAAGAGTTCAATGTGTTATCAGTCGAAACGGTGATCTTGCTTACCGCACCTATCTTCAGGTAACCCTTCCAGAAATTAACCAAGATATGGGAAATAATAATTATAGCGCAACCCACAAGGGTGTTTATGCCCGTTGGTTAGACTTTCCAGGAGAACAACTTGTCGCACAGGTTGAGGTTGAAATTGGAGGTCAACGAATTGACCGACAATATGGTGATTGGATGCATATCTGGAATCAACTTACTATGACTGCCGAACAACAAAGAGGATACTTTAAAATGATTGGAAACACCACTCAACTTACATTTATCACCGACCCATCTTTCTCTGCTGTTGATGGTCCTTGTGACTCAAACGCACCTCGTCAAGTATGCGCTCCTCGTAACGCACTTCCAGAAACAACCTTATATGTCCCCCTTCAATTTTGGTTTTGTTCTAACCCTGGTCTTGCATTACCTTTAATTGCTCTTCAATACCACGAAGTTAAAATTAATCTTGATATCCGTCCTATTGATGAATGTTTATGGGCTGTTACCACTCTAAGTTGTAATACTGGTAATGGACACACATCTGCTAATCAATTGGCTAGTGGAACTTCTGTCCCAGCAGCTATCGCATACAATCAATCTCTTATTGCCGCATCTCTTTATGTTGATTATGTATTTTTAGATACCGATGAACGCAGAAGAATGGCACAGAACCCTCATGAATACCTTATTACACAGCTTCAATTCACTGGTGATGAATCCGTTGGTAGTTCATCCAACAAAATTAAACTTAACTTTAATCACCCCGTAAAGGAACTTATTTGGGTAGTTCAGCCAGACCAAAACGTTGATTACTGTTCATCTTTAACATGTGACGCAACTCTTTTTAAAGTTCTTGGTGCTCAGCCATTCAATTATACCGATGCTATTGATGCCCTTCCAAATGCAATTCACGCTTTTGGAGGTCCTCAATCTGTTGCCGCATCAAGCACATCCTTCATCGACCAAAACGGATTATTCCAGGAAGCAGGAGCAATTGATGCCCTTCCAAATTATTCTGGATATTGGAATGGAGTAAACAATCCTTATAGTGAATCAAACATGGATGGAGGTTTTGGAACACAAACTTTCGGTATTGAATCATCTGTTTCTGATGCTGGAACTTTCGTCCTTACTGAAACCTCTCTTGACATGCATTGTTGGGGACAAAACCCAGTTGTTACCGCTAAATTACAACTTAACGGACAGGATCGTTTCTCAGAACGTGAAGGAACATACTTCTCGTTGGTTCAACCTTACCAAGCACATACTCGTAATCCTGATGAAGGTATTAACGTATACTCCTTCGCTGTTCGTCCAGAGGAGCATCAGCCAAGTGGTACTTGCAACTTCTCCAGAATTGATAACGCCACACTTCAATTGGTGCTTTCAAATGCTACTGTAGAAGGAACAAACACTGCAAAGGTAAGAGTTTACGCTACCAACTACAATGTATTAAGAATAATGTCGGGCATACAAATCTCCTGTGCTCAACAGTTGGCTGCCATATTAGATATTTGCTTACTAATATGGATAAACAGTGTAAAGCAAATATGCGATTATCGTTTAATCGCATCATATAACCAGCTAGTCTCTTATTGACTATTAAGTCAAACGGAGGCAACATTTCTAAATTGCAAGAACATCCTTAGAGCCTTTTCTACTACTTTGTTATATGAAAATATTTCAAATACTCGGGGTAATGACCTAGAGCACAGTAATAACGAAAAGGATTGGACAACTCGCAGCCAAGCTTCTAAGTGCGATAACGCAAGCATACGAAGAAGGTTCAGAGACTATAATGGAATGGGTTTAAGAAAGATAGCAACTTTCAATGATAACTTAAGGAATAGTCCAGAATACTAGTGAAAGTTAGTATTATTAATCCTGGGGAGGGTTAGCATATTCGAACTAAAAAAAATATTTTATCAAATATTTTTACTTATATTATAAAAATTACTATATACCACAATTATCTATTTTTAATTATATAAAAATAGATATTAAATGTTCAATTCATTAATAACATTATTATAATTTAATCTATTATTATACCCACATTTACCGTTTTTGTTATTATTTAAATCATTAAAATTTTCTGTTTTATGTTTTTCTTCATTAGTTAATTTGTAAATTTGTTTTCTAATAATTATATCATTCGTATTTAAGAATACTTCAAACGCAATTAATTGATTATACTTTACAATAGAACCGGGTTTTATTAAATTTATAAATATTAAACATTCTTTTTTACTATAAATATAAAATTTATAATCCTTTTCTTTTACTATTCCAAATCCTAACAGTTGTTGAATTCCAATTAAAATTTTTGGATAGTTTTTTTGAGCTATATTTTTTTAAATTTTTATTTATATAAATACATCCTTCAGCATCAAATAAACCTTGTATATATTCAATATTTAAGGCATATAAATAACTATAATCTATTACCGTATTTTTATTATATTCAGTGCATAAGGTATAACATCTTTCTTTTTCTTCTTTTTTATTTGGTTTATTTACTATTTTTATAAAATTATTCAAGCAGTCAAGTTGTTTTCTTTTGATAATTAAATGATTTTTTATATATTTAAGAATTATTTCATATTCATTGCTACGAATTATTAAATTATATTGATTTCTTTTATTATGCTTATGATAATAATTGTCGTTCATTAGATTATCAATGTTACTATTTCTTTTAGTAGAAGATGTAATAGTTCCTCCAAAATGAAAACGAACAATTTGAAGTATATTTGTTCGAGATTGTGCTAGACTTATACCTGATTGGTAACCATCTTTTATTTTTCTGATAAATATACAACCGTCTCCATCAATAAATCCAGCAATATAAGATGGATTTGGAGTTTCAAATTTATATTTATTTAATTTTACAAAATTATCTTCTTCAATAGAGTTCATCAGTTATTTTTACTTATTATCATAACCAAGTTTAATAAATCAATTTTTTTTATTTTATATAATAATGGATAAACAAACATATATAAAAGAAAAAGAAAAACGTCGAGAACAAAAACGCACAGAAAAAAGGGTAGTTAACGGAGAAGAAGTTATTTTTATTTTTGAAAAGGTCTTAGAAGGTTGGAAAACAATTCGTATATATAACACAATTATTCAATATAATCCTGAATCTGGTGTAACAAAAAAAAAAGTAGAAAGTATTTCAACCGGAAATTGTAAAATTTACAAAAGCGAACTAACAGATGAAAGATATTTATATTATTTATCTTTGAGAGAAAAAGTTTCTTTATTCTCAAAGGCAGATTAAATATAAATATTGCAGATAAAACCAAATATAAATTTAACGATTATTTAGATATGGATATAGAAATAATAACAGGAGAAAAACTTCAACAATTAGCTGATATATATTTAGGAACTCCCGATGATTTTGCTTATAATAATTTAATAAATATTCAAAAACTTAAACATAACAATATTGAAAATTTAGTAGATTATGTTGATAATCCAAAAATTATTTTTTGTTATTCACATAGAGTAAAATTATTATCTCAAAAAATAGAATTCTTTAAAAATCCGTTTGTTTTATTAACTCATAATTCAGACGAAAATATAACAGAATCGCCAGAAATATATAAAATATTAAATACTCCAAATTTAATAAAATGGTACACTCAAAATTTATGTATGAAACACGAAAAACTACATTATTTACCAATAGGGTTAGCAAATAGTATGTGGCCTGGTGGGAATTTACAAATATTTAAAACTTTAGATACTAATACTTTGCATATAAAAACTAAACAAATATACTTTAATTTTAACATTAATACAAATTACAATAAAAGGATGGCGTGTTATAATACATTTTATTCTAAAATTCCTTTTTTAAATCGTATAAGTCCAACGGAGAATTTGATTAGATTAAAAGAATACGCTTTTTGCTTATGTCCTGAAGGTAATGGAATGGATACTCATAGATTTTGGGAATGTGTATATTTAAAAGTGGTTCCTATTGTTATAAATAGCACGTTTATTCAACATATTAAAGCATATAATATCCCAATGGTAATTCTTAATAAGTGGGACGATTTATTCAATTCGAGATTGAGTTACACAAATTATGATTTTAATAATATTAAAATCTATGTATCTGATTTTATAAAAATGATAAAGTAAATATTTTCAAATCGTATAAATAAGTTAATTGTCGACAATAACCAATATAAAAATAGATACTATCTAATATAATGGGATTAACTAAAAATAACGATTGGACTATCTATAAATTTATCAAAAGATTATGTGGATGTTGTAGACACAAGGACTCATTGACAACCGTAGAGTTTGCATCTCCTTTATTATTATTAGATGAAGATTGTAAATCGTCTAACTCTGTGTTTGTTATTTGAATACTTAATTTTAAGCCAATAAAAAAATAAATTATATTTATTTTTTTATTTACAATTTTACAAACTAACTTAACTAATTTAACTAACTTAACCAATTAACAACTATTAAATAATCTATTCATATTAATAATTTCGGGTTTGTCGGTGTCTGATGTGAATAACTTCATAATTTGACTATCATCGCGAAATCTAACTGTATAATCTTGTTGGTATTTGTTTCTTCCAACACGACCCATAGCTTGTATAATTTTTTCTTGAGTAAGTTCTAAATCTTTGCTTAAATATCCATGACAAAATTGATAATTTGTTCCATAAATATAATCGCTTGATGCTATGATTAGATATAATTTTTGCTCGTCTGCAAGTTTTTTCATTATTTCAGTATAATTAATGTTTTCGTGATTTGTAAAAACACCGATACCCATTAATAACAATACTTTCCAACTATCGTTGACCCCTTGTAATAACATTATTTTATTTATTAAATCTTCGCTAATATTACTTGAGAACGCATTTTGTGGATTTAATTCTCCTGCCCATTTTTGTATATGATTTAATTTGTTTGGAACAAAACATTCATTTAATGTTGCGGTTTTAATCATAGACCGAAGGGTTTCTAATTGAGACGTTATTTTTAAAGATTCGTTTTGTGTTTTTGAAGATGACGGGTCACGATTACATTTATGGTCGTTTTTGGACGTTGATTTCCCCCCTTTATCTGTATCTTTATTGGGAACATCTTTATTGCTAATATCTTCTAAATCTTTTTCTAATTTGCTTATTTTATCATTTATTGAGTTATTAAATTCTATTTTTTTTAAAATATCATTCATAATCTGAATGGGTATATTTGCTTGTTGAACGCAAAAGTTCGATATTTTTTCAACATTATTTGATAAGAATATGGTTGGACCATCTGTTAATGTATATGCATCTTTTGTTGTGAGATATATGGCGCAATTATCAGGTGTTTCTGTTACTTCAGTATTAATTGGTTTACTTGGTGTATTTGGTTCGCTTGCCAGTCTCAATAAAGGAACACCTTCAAAATTACCGCAAGTTGAACCTGGACCCAAACTATTAATTTTTGTTATTTTATTTCCTTTTGAATTTATTGTATTATTTGGTAAGATGCGTTTTTCTCTTGAGTTTTTAAGAGTTAAGTAAATTGAACCCCATAGCCCAGGAATAATATTTTTTAGTAAATTTAAATAATACAATTTAATATTTTTCATATCGATATCATCAAGAGACCCAAACGAACGTTCTATTTTAAATCTTAATGGTGTGTAATTATTGTTTTGGACGAGTATTATAAATCTAACAACTTCTTTTAAATCGAAATATCTTAATAATGTTAAATAGTTCTCACAGTGATTAACAATTTTCAAAATCTCGTCATAGTCTTGACTTAGATAGTGGGGGAGAACAACATAACCATTATTATTTATAATTGGAATCGATTTTTTACAATCGTTACTAACAATACTAATTATATCCGCGTTTGGAAATTTAGATTTAAAATCGGTTGTTGTATCAGTTAATTCATGTAATTTCGGCAATGTTGCGGAAGATAAAACCATATTTTCGATTAGGTTTTCACTCCAATTTTTTTTAATAATTGAGTGAAACTCGTGTTCTGCATAATCGAGTGTTATGGTTGGTTCATCCCAATAGACTATTAAATTTTCGGATTTATTAAATGACAACATATAATACATTGCCGGTAAATAAGATTTAATGTCACATATCATGATTTCAACTTTATCTCCAATACTATTGTCAACCTTCCATATTCCTCCAGTTCTTTTATTCTTACTAAATTCTTTGGCTGAGAAATAATGGAGACGAATATCGTCGGCACTATCGCAACCAAACGCGAAAGCAACCCTCTTATTAACTGAAATAGCGGATCTGGCTAACGCTAACCCAACGTGTCTAGCAGCACAGACAAATATTATTTTGTTTTGTTCCGATAGACCTATTGGAGTTATAGTTTTTCCTGTTCCTGTAGGTGCTATATATAAAATTAGTTTAGGTGTTGTCTTTTTACAAGAAGTAATTATTTCTTTTTGATGTTCATATAACATCATGTCTCCATACTTAAGTAAATTGGGATTTTTCTCAATACATTCAACTGAATTTTCAATTATTTTTTGAATAGATATAACATCCTCTAAATTATGTATTATTTTGTTTGCGATTTCTAAAATATGTCTGTTTATTAAAGGAACCGTATTTTTTAATAGTTTGTAAAGAGTGAAATAATAATATTCCATTTTCTTGCTGTTTTTCGATTGATATTTAAGTATCTTTTCAATTTGTTCCAATAAAACATATTCATAAATATTAGTTTTATCAATGGTAGTTTCAGTATTTTTTGTAATTCGAATAAGGTCTGCCTTTTTTAAAACAGGGTTCGAATTTACATTTAACTGTAAATACTTTACCTTATATTTTGAAATAAATTCGGTTATTTTTTCCCGAAAATATTTGTTAAATATAAAATCTTCCATCTTCTCACCATATTCAATTTTTAAAAAGGTAAATATCGAATCCGTTTTATTGTATCTGACATTCACATCGTTATTGCCTTTAATTATTAATTTAAGGACTTCGATTTCATCTTGAGAAACAGGCATTTCAATTGTTTCCCATTCTGATTTGGTAAGTTTTTGTTGATTTAGATCCATCTTTTTAAGTTGTATGTTATATTAATTTAATTTAGTTGTTTAAATTGTTTTGATTTATATGTAATTCAATTTTTTTTTAAATTGTATAACGTGTCTGTTTTGCAATTTGAATTATTATAAAAATTGAAATGTAATTTATTTGGGTTTTAATAGAAAATAAAACAAGAAACACATACGCACACACACAAAATGAAAACTACAATTATATCTATTGAAGGAAACATCGGTTCTGGTAAATCTACATTATTCGAAAAATTAAAAATTCATTTTGCGAATAATAAAAACATTATATTTGTAAGAGAACCTGTTGACATCTGGGAGAGGATTCAAGATGAAAACGGAACAACTATTTTAGAAAAATTTTATCAAGACCAAATAAAGTATTCATTTTCGTTTCAGATAATGGCTTATATTTCACGTATAAATTTATTAAAAGAAACCATTAAAGAACATCCAGGCGTAACTATTATAACTGAACGTAGTTTATATACCGATAAAATGGTTTTTGCGAAAATGCTTTATGATACTCATAAAATAGAGTATATCAATTACCAAATTTATTTAAATTTGTTCGATACATTTAAAAACGATTTTAATGTCGACAATATAATATATATAAAAACGGACCCAGATGTTTGTTATAATCGAATTTTAAAAAGAGCCAGAAATGGAGAAAATAATATTTCGTTGGATTATTTACAATTGTGTGATACTTATCATAATAATATGGTAGACATATTACAATGCGATAAAATAGTATTGAATGGAAATGTAGATATTTATGAAAACGTCTCACAACTAAACGATTGGATATGTCAAATCCATCAAATTATTAAACAATAAATTATTTACGGATTATATATGAATTAAAATAGTAGTAGAGTAGTGATATAGTAGTTAGAGTAGTTAGAATTTTTTTCACAGATAATAACAGTTTTTATAGGGTATACGTTTACGGGTAATTCCACGAAAACATTAAAACTCCAGAACCTCCATTACCTGTAGATGTGGGTATTTTACCGCCTCCTCCACCAC